CACTACGTGTCACCGTGCTTGCTACCGTGGGGATGTAGGAGGTAGCTGAGTTTCCAGCCTCTATCTGTGCGCCCCATATTAAACAAGTAGTCGGCCCACTAAGGTCACTGTATATTCTAAAGTCTAATCCTGTACTTCCTGCACCAGTTGTATAAGGAGGAGTTGCTACTTTTTGCCATTCTCCTGTAAGAACAGCAGAAGCATTAACTTCAATGTATGTTCCTGTGATTCTCCTTACATTTATTCTTACTGTTTTACCAATATCAGAACCCTCTCCTTTTACATATATTGATGAAGTGTGTGTTGTTGAAGCTGCTACTGAAGGCATTTTTAGTTCCATACCTCTAATACCAGCGTTTGGAATAAAGGTAATTCTATCCGCAGTCATGTCACCACGAGGTGATATAGCTACATTTGGCTGGATGCCATCTGTACCTATTGATCTATTAACACCAGTTGCTTCCTTAATCCAATAAGCATTCTCAAACTCCTCGCTGCGCAGAACTGAATTAGTAGCGCTTTGTTCAACAAGCAACGAAGGGCATCCACCGCCAAAGTAGTCAATGCGTGGCATATTAATAGGAGAAACCTCTATGAAGCCTGCTTGGTTTACCCTTGTCGCTGTAGATGAACGAGAAAAGGTAAGTTCAAATGCAGGTTCAGGTATCTGGCAGAATACTTTAGATAAAGCTACTCCCGATGGGACAAGTGCTATGGATGCGTTAGTCATATTTGTTTTTATTTTCTTTAGCTATCTGGAGTTTGATTTTCATGTCTTGCTCTTTGATGTCCAACTCTTTAATCTTTAGAGCTGTTTCAGTTTTAAGCTTGTTCTGTTCAAAGGCAAGTTTTTTATTGTCTATCTCTCTCTTATTACTTTCCTTGATACTATCAAGTATAGTTTTATAATCTGTAGCAGCTACTGATGCCATAGTCTTTGTTCTTTCAATTTGCATCCTCTCTAGATCAACAGCATCTGGAACATTATTGTTATTAGCATCTAAAGCAAAGGTAGTGCTATCAATATCCATTCTCTTGAGTTCTATTTTGTTTATTCTGTCCAACTGCTTGTTTGTATCTTCTCTATCCAGCTTCTCTCTGTCAAGAGCAAGTTTAGCTTCTTCAATAGCATTTTTAGATTGCTCCTGCTCACTGACTGCTCTTTCTTGAGCCTGAGCCAACTGCTGTTGAATCTCTTCAATGTCCTGAACCTTATTCTTTAATTGAGCATAGCTTTCTGCTCCAATTATATCAAGAAGCATACTTACAGGAGCTGTACCTTGTTGGGCAAGTCTTTCTGTAAGCATCTTAGCTTCTTGTAGTTTTCTCAGTTCATCAGTACCATTGTAAACAAACACACCAATCTCAGCATCTTCTAGTTCTCCTTGCTTCAAATCATAGTAAGCTGCAAGGCCCTCAGATGTAATATAAGTAAGCTTCTTACCACCAGCGTATGTGTACTTTCCACACTCTATCAATCCCTGAAAGTCAGCAGCAATCAGTTCATCAAATCTTGAGAACATCTCTTCTGTAACATAGGTTGATTGTTGGATAGCTGTCTGCGCTGAACCTAGACCATCATTCTGTGTAATGTCACCTTGTCTTTGTCTGCTTACTCCTGATACTCTTTCCCACTCAGATACAGTGTATTCAAGTAAGTTTATATACTGGTCAATGATCTTAACAGATAAGTCCATTACACTCTGCATGTTTGGATTAGGTTTAATACCTTCCTTTGAAAAGTCTACCCAAGCAATACCAGTACCTTCAAGGTAGTGATTCCACTTATCCATATCCCATTTCTTTGGAATCATGTTTATATCAAATACAGCGATAACATCCTTAGACCTTGCTATAGATAACTCTAGTCTATACTTGAAAATGTTGTAGTTAATTTGAAAAGGCATTCCAACAGAAACCAATGAGATAGGGTCTGAGTTTATGTTTGCATACACTCTACCGTTGTATGGAAGCTTGATAGGATGCCCATAAGTTGTAGGAATCTCTTCAAGGTTTACATAGATGTTGTTATCAAGTCTAACTCCTTGACAAATAGTATTATCCCAGTAAGCTGAGAATGATGTACTCTTATTTACATAATCAACAGTCTGTTGAATTTCTTCTGGAGATAATACTTCTTGCTGCTGTATTTCAATTATAGCTTCATCAAGTTTCATCTGTGCTTCCTGTAACTGCTGTGCTTCTTGCTCAGATGATTCAGGTTCTGGAAGCTCTTGTAGAATACCTTGCTTTATCTCTTCTGCAATTTCTCCTTGTCTGATTGTTGTAAGTTGATTTAACTTACCCATAATCAACTGGTTCTTAAACTGCTGTATATTAAACTTAGGGTCAACTTCTTCAATGACCTTCTTATTCATTTCATCTAAGTAGATTACTCTACCTCTATACTTTCTACTTTTCCATACCACATGCACTTCTTCAACAAGTCTATCATACCTTCTCCAAAAAGGATTGTTGTTATGTACACCTGATTGTATATCAATACCAGAGTTCACAGGATTTTCAAGGGATGTGATTTCATCATCCGTTAACTTCTCACTGTACTTATCAATAACAGTAGCCGTGTGACTGAACTTTCTTTGTATAAACCAGTCAGCATCTTGAATAAGAACAGCGTCAGGGTCTAAGTCAAAATCCACATTAAGAGGATTAACCCTGTCATACTGCACATGCTGTAGTCTAGGTTCTTTATAACTGTAAGCTTCTCCAGCCGTACACCAATCAAAAAACATCAGCATTACTTTGTTAAAGACATCTTCATTTTTAACAATGTAATTCAATACATGCTGAGCAGCTAATGCTCTACCATCTTTCCATTTCCTTTTGAATCTCTTCTCAAACTCTTGTGGAGTCTCTAGAGCCTCAACAGAAAAACCAGGGTGTTTACCTTGTTTAGAAAGGGCCAGCACAAATACCTTTTGGCCGTAGTCAACAAGTTCTTTCTTCCACTCCTCTTGCTGTAAAGATTCTACATCAGAGTTGAGTGCAAGCACATTATAGATAAAGGGTCTGGCTCTTTTCTCTCCAATAAGCCTGTAAATAACTGGACTTATAATTGGAAAGTTTCTTATCTGGGCTGGAAACTTCTTGTTATTGAGTTTACCAAAGTGCAAAAATGTATTGTAATGCTCTGAGTTCACATACCCATTCATAGCATCATACAGATTCTTGAGTTTCCTTCTCCTGTCATCATGATAGAAAGCCGCAATATTTATAAAACCATCCACATTAGCACGATACCATTGTGGGGTTTTCTCATAATCTTTAAGTTTTTGCGGAGGGATGTGATACATGGAATCAAATTTAACTCCTCAAAAGTATAAAAAATTTTTGTATATGCGTTCTATTATTATACAACTTTAGTATTCGTCTGCATCTGCATAGTTATCTTCAAACCATTCATCTATAGCACTGTTGCTATTGGGAGATTCTATCTCCTTATCATAGAGTTCTACGTTGTGGTACATTGCAATAATCATAGCCATTACCCTGTCAAAGTTACCCTTCTTCTTATTGAATCTAATAAGTTCCCTACAGAGTCCAATAGAATATATCCTATCCACATTCGTGATCACTCTGCCATCTGCTGTTACACTGATTACTGTATTCAACCAGTCTCTAAGATAAATCTCTCCTTGAGCTTTCCTTGGCTCTGTCATGTGCATACCATAACCCCTATTCACGTGGGAGCTTTGCAGTTCTCTAATACTCAGCATCTGAAACTCTTCTTGCAGATACTGTAACTTCTTAAACCTCTTGGCAAATGGAATTACTTCACCTCTATCATTCTCAAAACCTATCTTAGCGTTGTAATACTCAGCAAGCTCAAAGAGCACCCTGTTATATTCATCTTGACTGTGCGGCCTACCTACATACTCAGCTACAATTATGTCATCTGGCTTTGTAAACTTATTAGGTCTGCACATCACATAAGCTGCCCCTAAAGACAATCCTCCAGAGTCTTGTGCGTATGGGTCATGTCCAATGTAATAAAGCCCAGAAGGCACTATTCCATCTATTCTATAAGGGTCAAAGTAAATCACCACACTACCTACAGTAGGTGATGTTCCTTTTAAAGGAAACTCATTTATAGGATGACAATTATCATAGTCAGGTTTGAAGTTAAGCTTTCCTTCTTTTCTAGCAAACTCCCCAGGCGTTCCAATACTCTTTAGTAGTGGGTCTGTCATTAATCTCTTCTCTTGTATCTGGAGGTGTGCTATTGGAAGTATGCTAAAGTTAGATACTAAGAAAGACTCAGCAGGACAGAAAGGATATTCTGATAGATGCCTTGTTAATATTGATGGGTCTTTGGCTAGCTTGATTATTTTTCTCTGCTCTTCTTCGTAAGCTCTAGCACCTTCTTGATCTGAGTTACCATCTATATCAATGTAACCTTGCTTATTCATGTAGTCAGGAATAAACAAACCACAGAATGTTCCAGAAGAAGCTTCATCCCAGATGTTAGTGTAACTTATAAATCTGTAAGGCTCTGGGTCATAGAACATTTCAGAAAAGTCAACAGACCCCCCTTCCATATCACCACCAGTACCAAATACAATTATAGTTCCGATGGTTTCATTACCATCTTCTACGCAGGGCTTAGTTGCTAAGTAAGACAATTTAAGATTATCAAACTTACCAGCTTCTTCAAACAGAATCAATGATGCATCTTTACCCCTAGCCGCATCTGGGTTATCCTTGTAAGTAATAGCAGTTACTTCTGAAGCATAACCACCACTGGTTGTGATACCTGTAATCTCATTGGTGTGTATAAAACTGGCCTTCTTGTGATCTATTCTATTAATCTCATCTCTTCTTTTTGACCAAGCTGTGTGGATGTTCAAGAAGTTCATGTAATTATTAGTCATAGACATTGTACCATTTGGATACAAGTACTTCTTTTCATGTGCCCCTATGATGGTAAAGCTATTCCTAATGAAAGTGTAATCATAAACAGCTAGAGCAGCATTCTTATACGAATACCCTCTACGTCTACACTTATCTATTATAAGATGTCGGCCTAGAATCCTTGCGTTTTCTACAGCATTAAAGTAATCCCAATCACCATCCCAGAATCTTGGAAAGTCAATAGTCTTACCTCTGGCTGTAACGTCTCTAACCTTGATGGCCTCTCGTATTCTTTCTGTATCTGTTAGTTTGATTTGGCAAAAGTTCAAATAGAAATAATGTGCCCCTGTGATTCGAGTACCTCCAATAGAATAACCTTGCCTACATCTAAGTTCTTGTTCATCCCAGTACTTATTATACCCAATCGTATTCTCAGGG